TCAGGAGCATTTCTGATTAACGCCACCGTTAAGAATCCATCCTTCAACAGCTTCACGAAGGTATGATTTTGGGTGGGTTCTGACTGGCTTCGGAAATCCGTGCCGTTTGGTATAGTTCCAGATTGTCTGACGTGATGAAACACCGAGCTTGTTCATCACTTCTTTCTCAGGAATCAGGCTGGTATCGGTCATCTTAATTCTCCAGGCAAAAAGAAACCGCCATATAGCGGCTCTATCAGATATGTACAGGCCTCATCGAGTGTGAGGCGGTGTGATTTCTTTATTTCCACTCTTAATGTTTGTCAGTGAATGGTTTCTCCATCTCCATTAATGCCTTATTCATCTCCTTTCGTAACTCTATAGCCATCCTGACGGCTTCAACCTGAGCAGGATGTCGGTTAATTGCTGGAGAATATCGTCGGGAGCGAAGGATTGAGAAAACAAAGATAATGCAAGCAACTATCTGAATTGCATTGCATGTTATTGATACAATGTGAATTGCAGCCATCTACTGCCCCCAAAAAACCGCCATCAGGCGTCTTGGTGTTCTTTCAGTTCTTCAATTCGAATATTGGTTACGTCTGCATGCGCTATCTGCGCCCATATCATCCAGTGGTTATAGCAGTCGTTGATATCCTCTGCTTCGATAACCCTGTCAAATGGCTCTCCATTCCATTCACCTGTGACTCGGAAGTGCATTTATCATCTCCATAAAACAAAACCCGCCGTAGCGAGTTCAGATAAAAGAAATCCCCGCGAGTGCGAGGATTGTTATTGTCTTTTCTTCGTGCATTTGTCGCACTTTCGGCACCATCCAGATAGGCACATCCGTCCGCAATTAACACATATAGGCCACATCATTTTTCCTCTTTTGGTTTATGAATCTGAATGGTCATGCCACTTTGAGTGGTGACTACAATGACAGAACCAGGCTGAAGGCTGTTAAGATTGAATGCTTCGTAAAACGAATCCAATGCCAGTGCTTTTTTATTCTTTCGGTTCCACCAACGCCATCCCTTGCTACAGGCTACACTGACAATCCACTGTCCACTCCTGTAAGCCATATAAAACCAGATGAGCAAAACCTGAAGGAATGCTATCCAGTCAATAATCGTATATTTCGCGAAGGAGTCCATCACTTCACCTCCTGCGGCGGTTCTGGTAGTGGCATCCAGTGGGTTACACCGCCAATTGGTTCATCGTCGTCGTACTCCAATGCGGCTATATAGAACCCGTCACGACGAGAATAAGAAATCCCGGACATTACAATGCCATCCGAAACAACAATAATGTCACCCGTTTCTTCCGGCATTCGCTCACTACAGCTTATCCAACCATCCGGAGTTACCGGAGTTGGTCCATCGAATTCGGGCATGTCAGGACCTTTTCTGATAGCTTTAGCCAGCTCCAGCGGGTCATCGTAAAGCCAGTCGCCAGTTTGTGGGTGATTTGCTTCTGCAAGCTGCGCAGCCCATTCAAGACCATCTTTTTGACCTTGGAGATAATCAAGCGGCAACTCTTCATGATTACTTGCAGGTTCGGCACTATGAAGCATGGCAGCGCGGCAGGCGTTCCAGCCTCTTACCTCTGCAATAGCGGCAACCGCATCAACCGCGTACATGCTAAGAGGATTAGGAATTGGTTTTTCTTCCGGTACTACTGGCGCTGGAGGGGCGGCGTAAATGCCCTCTATCACTAAATGTTTGCGCTCAAAATCATCTGGCTCTCGATGATATACGTAACTCCAGTCACCAAGGTTATCATTGCGCCTGCAACGGAAACCTATCGGCTCTGCTTCCAGCGATGCCAGCGCAATTCGTGCCAGTTCTTCCGCTTCTTCTGCTGGCAGTACAACGTTGCTACCAGGTCCGTATGTTTCGCGCCACTGCTTGATTGTCAGCAGTCGCTCTTTGGTTATAGTGGTCATTTGTTAATCCTCAAAACTTTATGCCCGGGCGCAAAAGCACGCGTTTTGTCTTTGCTTATTCGCCAGCCATCCTTGCGCGCCTCTTTTGCACAGCCAGCCCATGACGTACCTATATACTCACCGAAGTCTGGCGACTTATATTTGCCATCTGTACACTGGAGGCAATCACAATAGAGATGCATGGTGTAACTTGCAGCGATAGCCATATCACTCTCCTTTAGTGCGCAAGTGGTTTTTCCAGCGGTTTTGCGCCGCGCTGGGCTTTTTGCAAAAACCACAATCCATCATCCCGTAATATTTCATCAACCCCATCCGTCGGTTGCTGAGTCTCACCCACTGCCAGACGCCAGGAGCGTTTCTACGAACTAACAGAATCTTTGCTTTACGGTTTTTCATCGCTTTGCTCTCCTGCGTCTCTTTGCTGCTCGTCGTGCCGCTGCAATACCGGTATGGCGGCGCTTTGGTGCCGGGATGATGTTGTCAGCCATCAGGACATGTGGCTTTGCAATTAGCGCAGAAGCCCAAAAACGAGTCGGGTACGGTAACAAGCCGATACATGCCACACGCATTACTCACCTCCTTTGATGCGAATGCCAGCGGCACGGGAATCATTCCATCGCTTTACTTCTTCACGAATTACGTCAATGCATTCTTTCGAATCCATTAGGTAATCTTCATCAAAAAGCCTTTCCTGTTCGTTTTCTATCGCAACAATGATTGCTTCAACTAACTTTTGTGCCTGAGAACCACTTTCTAACTCTGCAATGCGCTTCTCTGCGGCTTCCAGCTTCTCGCGCATATCGTCAACGTACTCGACCAGAGAACCGCCAGCAGGAATTTCGCACTCCTCGACCAGTTGGAAGTAGATATCAGCTGCGGCCCGTGTGTTGCTATACCTAGCGTCGCCCATCTCACCTTCACGAAGAGCATCGCGTTCGGCGGTAAGATTGGCTATTTTGCTGTCTTTGCCTTCCAGCTCAACGCGCAGCTTCCAAACCGTAAGCGCAATCTCCTCGTTCTCCTGATCGCGGCTTTTGATGTATTGCAGGTTTCTTTCCCGTTCATCCAGCAGTGCCAGCACGGTTTCTGGTCCGGTCAGAAATTTGAAGGCGTTGAGCGCATCAATATCCACACCGTAATCTTTAAGTTCCTGTTCACTTAACAAGTCATCATCAGCTGGCAACATTAACAGGCGTTCCATTGCTGGAATTGCACGTTCCGCCGCCTCACGCAGCGCCTGATAGTCAATCTTGCTCACTGGTTGCCTCCTTTGCGAAGCTGGTCGGCGAACAAACGTACACCAGACGCTTCACTGCGTAGAAACTTAACGGCATAATCAAAACCACCTCGTTCTGCGTCGTCTGCTCCGTTGTCGAGGTTATCTGCGTACATCTCTACCCCCTGCGCCCGTACTTCAGCCAGGAAAGCATCGGTGGCTGGGGTTTCGATATCGTTAATTTCAGGAAGAATCTCTTCCCATGTGGCGATATCGCCATTCAAATGCCATCCGGCAATTCCACTGGAGTTATCCGCAACACTGCGAACGGCTTCAATAGTTTCGAGCATTACCGCATTCTCCGCCGCAAGCGCCGAAAACTTCTCGTGTGCCAACTTAACAGCCGCATCAGCCTGCTTAATTGACTCAATCGCTTTCTGGTGGTCTTCGGACAGAGCCGAAATCTTGGCCTCCGCTTCAGCAAATTTACGCACCAGATATTCAGCGTTTGTTTCGTTAACCTTTAAATCTCGTGGGATGCATTTACCTTTCAGAAAACCATCTATCTCAATTAGTGACATTTGTTTCATTTCTTCCCACTCCGCAACATCGCATTCAGATATTTGTTTTGATTCACTGATGGAAAAGAATTTCTCTTAAGCAATTCCTCTCTCGATGGCATTGGCTTTACGCGTTGGCGAATAATCATTTCTGCCGGAAGAATGCCGGGATTGTATGCAAGTCCTCTCATGATTTACTCTCCACGAACTGGTCAACGGCCATGCTAAGTGACACACCTAAAGTCTCGATATGCTGCTGAATATCCTGTAGCGTCTGCGCCTGAGATAACAGGATTTCACGGTTGCATAATTCTTTAACCAGATGCTCAAACTTGCTGTAATAACCGATACGGCTTAGTGTTTCTTTCCCTGCATTCTCGCCTTCTTTGATAATTCCTCTTTCGCTAAGAATCAGATCGTGTTTGGTTCCGGTAATAACGTATTTGCCTAGGTCGATGTTTAGCTTCATTGTTTTCATTGTTAATTACTCAGTCATTACTGATAGCGCCATAGCGTGAGCGGTAATTACGCAGGCGCGGGTCAATTTCAGGGAAGTGGGTATATGTGGCTTTGCGGAATGGTCGGATTGATGTCTGGTAAATTCGCTCTCGTTCTTCTTTCTCTGCAAGCCATATACAGTGGCGAAATTCCTTTTCCTCTTTCGTTTCCTGCGGTAGCGACATTATCCGATCGTAGTTTCTTCTGAATTTATCCAGCACCTCCGATACGGAATTGCCGGAACAGCGGCGCGGGTCATCCGCACCATACAGAGGCGCTGGCATAATGGAATCCTTATTTTGCTAATCTAGAATGGAATTGAATCGTCGTATTCAGGATGATTTTGATGATTGCTACTTTGCTGCTGTTGGCTGTTTCCTGAAGCTGCAAATCCAATCTTCGCATTCAGTAATTCAAGAGTGATTGATTGACCATTTTGCCCCTGATAAACATCAACCCTGATGTTTTCTCCGGTAATTTCTACAATGCCACCTTCAACAAGAACACTACGGTAGTAATCCGCTTGCGCTCCCGGCTTGGCAAATACAACGGCGCTGTAGTTTGTCCATTCTTTCTTTTTTGTCTGGCGATCGTAATACTGAACGCCAGCACGGATGTTGAATCCGATATTTTCCCCGGCCTGAAACTCTCTTGCGGGTTTGTTTAGTCTTACAGTAATCGAATGTGCCATTAAGCAGCCGCTCCTTCTAATTCGTCTCGTCTGATGTTGTAAACGTCCTGCGCTTTGTGCTGCTCCGGTGTGCCTTCGAGCATCTTCCACGCTTTGGCGAACGCCTGTTTAAGCTCTTCTACGGTGTTTTTCTGCAATGCTGCGTCAGTGAATGCTTTTAGAACCTGTTCAGGTGTAGGTGATGGTTTTGATTGCTTTGCTGCTGCGTTCTGCTGATGTTTATGCTCGTCGGTATCTGCATCTTTCGCATCATCAATGCCGAACAAACCATTGAGGCAATACTTGCGTGCATAAGAGCTTGTAGCTCCAGTAACTTGTGCAGAATCCATTCCTTTCTTGCTTTCTTCCTCTCGTGCAAGAGCGGTTGCCGTATGACTGTTTTCGCCATCGGTAATAGTTGCCGTGGCTTTCACATAATACCGATCACCAATCAACACAACTTCATCGCTGATTGATAAAAACAGGCCATTCAGTAACGGCTTAACGCCTTCAAGAATGTCTTCGCAGCTTCTGTATTTATATTTACCGAATGAGTTGTACTGATTTTTTGGCGCATTCAGATTCTCCTGAATGGCTGCCAGTCTTGCGTAAAATTCTTTGCTCATATGTTTGTTCTCAGAATGGACATTCCCCAAGGAAATAACGCTGATTTAATACTTCGACTCGGGACAAATTAAGGCATACCAGCATTCCTTCGCGGTCGCCATTATGGCGATACCAGAGAGCTTTCTGCGTGTACATGCGTCTCTGTAACTTGCTCTCCTTCACTGTGGTTGCAAGTGACATGAATATCTCCTTCGTTACCGATTAATTCTTTCATCTGACGAATGAATTCTTCGTCTGACCAGTTATCTGTAAAACTCATGGACGGCCTTGTTGTTTCAAAATATCCCAAAGCTTTTCGAGCAAACTTTTCATTCTTGGTTGTTTAAAGTCTGCTCCGGTTAAAATATTTTTTCGTGAATGCTGCACCGATAAAATCGGGTTGAAAGGGCGAACCGATGCCGCCCCTGCAATAGCGAACTGTTGCATAGGATGCTCCTTCTGTTTGATTGCATAACGAAAACGCCTCAAGTGAAGCGTTATTGGTATGCATATAAAAAAGCCCTCGCACTGGAGGGCAAAGAAGATTTCCAATAATCAGAACAAGTCGACTCCTGTTTAGTTACGAGCGACATTGCTCCGTGTATTCACTCGCTGGAATGAATACACAGTGCAGTGTTTATTCTGTTATTTATGCCAAAAATAAAGGCCACCATCAGGCAGCCTTGTTGTAAATGTTGCAGGTATCAAGTAAGTAATTAGATGGAGCGCCATAAATTATGAATTCATCGTTTGTCGGGTCCATCTCCATCTCTTGGCCTATTGCCATTCTTGCGTCAGTGTCATCAGCGGCGAAGCATAAAACAGCCCACGCACCCATTGTTTTAAAAAGAACTGCAATTGGCTGTGGTTTTACTGAATTTGCGTTAGCGCGAAAATCACAAATCGCACTTTCATGAAATTCCATATATCACCTCAAATAAGTGGTTTGCTGCCAAAACAATGAACCATCCGGAAATTCCAGATAGTTCATAATTCACTCTTCAATACTTCCAACTTACTAATCGCCGATAGATATCCGCGCTGATAGGGCATCATCATTCCTTCGAGCTTGCCACTTCTTAACTCCTCCCTGAGCAATTGTATTGCTTGATCAATAACCTCTGCCTTAGCGTCCTTTATGGCTTGCTTGCGGGGCTTTGCTTTCTGCTTTGGCAGATTTCTCAAGCATGATGGAATGTATGTCTGATTCATCACTTACCTCGCTGTAACCTGCTTACTTGTACGATGACCAGCTGCGAAAAGCGCAACTTCTGGCAAACAAACGCTTCCGCTATTCGCATCTGTATTTGATTTGCTAATGATGCCGAGTGATATTGCTTTTTCAGAAATGCTTAAACGCTTTCTCGGGGCTTCCTGAACAGGTTCCTCACTGTCTGTGCCGAAGATCGAATCGATGATGTTGCATATAGCATCACGCTCGATAGCCAGCTTTCTGCGCCGCTCATGACGGCGAGTTTTGGCATTTCCTGCAAATGTTGATTTTCCGTACACGATTACCGTCATGATATTTTCCTCATGTGAAATGGCTTTGGTGGTGATGCGCCAGGTGCTGATCTTCTGGTTGCTGTCGTTGCAGCTGCAATTCACATCACCGCCAAACCCATCTCGTTTGGTATCTGTTTGCGCTTTGTCAGCGCCCCATCGAAGTTAAAGAGCCTGCCAATCTGTTCCGTTTGGCTTCCAGCTTCCTGCTGATGGCTAAATAGTACGATGTGTACTTTATTGAGTCAATACAAAATGTTCTAAATGTGGTTGGTTTTTTATAACACTTTGTATTTTATTGATTTATATTTTGGAAAAAGAAAACCCGACGCTAAGGTCGGGTTATTGTTGTGTGTTTTAGAGTGGTGAGGCTGTTAACTAAATGTCTCTTCAGGCCACTGGCTGGCGATAACTTTCCCTACTACGGAACAGCTATCATTGCATGGGATCATTGGATATTGCGGGTTTAGTGGTTGTAGGAACACCTGACCGCTATCCCTGATCAGTTTCTTGAAGGTAAACTCGTCACCGCCAAGTCTGGCTATGCAGAAATCTCCTGGCTCAACAGCCTGCTCAGGGTCAACGAGAATTAACATTCCGTCAGGAAAGCTTGGCTTGGATCCTGTTGGTGCGGTCATGGAATTACCTTCAACTTCAAGCCAAAACGCACAATCACTGGCTTTTTTGGTTGTGCTGACCCATCTCTCCGCATCACCTTTGGTAAAGGTTCTAAGCTCAGGTGAGAACATCCCGGCCTGAACATGAGAAAAAACAGGGTACTCATATTGTTTTTTAACGGGGGCAGATGAGTATTCGCCAGCAGGTGAAAATGTACCGTCGTGGTTGAATGAGACGTTATCAATACCAAGGTATTTAAACACCACACCAATCTCGTCAAGAGATGGATGACGAGATCCGCGCAACCAGTGACCAATTCCACCCTGCGTCATACCAAGCTCTTCAGCTAACTTCTCTTGAGTTATGCCGAGCTCTTTCATTCTGGATCTAGCCAGTTCATACCATTTCATTTTCATATCCTTATTATTACGCTATGTACTAAAACCATCCATGCACAAGATGTATTTTTTGTTTGCATTCCAAAAGTACATATCGTATTATTGTTTCATGGTTACTATGGAGGGCATATGAGCAACCTACGAAAATATCGAGAGTCACTGAATATCTCTCAAACAACACTTGCTAAGGCAGTTGGATGCACACAGGGAGCTATCGGACATTGGGAATCTGGTCGTCGCTTCCCAGACCTTAAAACATGCCGTGCTCTTGTTGCGTGCCTAAACAAGTTAGGCGCAAAAGTCAGTCTTGATGACGTGTTCCCGCCGGAACACAAAGCCGCTTAATAAGCGGATCCGCTCTTTATCAATCTGCACCGCCGACAACGCGGTAACTAATTAATCGCTCATCGAAAGATGAGTATTAGTGATTATTTACCTATGGAAATAGTAAGAAATGGAACAAACAAGTTACAGCAAACTATCACAGCGCGACGTTGATCGCGCAGAAACAGATTTACTCATCAACCTGTCAACGCTTACCCAGCGCGGTCTGGCAAAGATGATTGGCTGTCATGAATCGAAGATAAGCAGAACGGACTGGAGATTTATTGCTTCGGTCTTGTGTGCTTTTGGAATGGCATCAGACATCAGTCCGATTAGCAGGGCTTTTAAGTATGCGCTTGATGGACTCACCAATAAAAAACGCCCGGCGGATATTTTCGCTGAGAATCAGTTAACCATGAATTTTTAAGGATGGTCTTATGACTCCGTGTTTGGAATTTGGCGGTTTAAAGGACAGCAAGGGTTATGGAAGGGTTTGGATTAATGGGAAAAAAGTATTTGCTCATAGATTTGCTTATTGTGTGGCAAAAGGGATCCAGCTTGAAGATATAGATGGCTTAGTAATTCGTCACGCATGTGACAATCCTTCTTGTATTTTACCTTCTCATTTATGTGCTGGGACAAGTCAGCAAAACGCAAATGACATGGTGGAGAGAAAAAGGCAGGCATTTGGAAGCAGGAATGGTAGGGCAAAATTAACTGAAGATGATGTAAGAAACATCATTAGTGAATATATACCAAGACACCCCTTATTCAACACAAGGGCATTATCAAAAAAATATGGAGTAACGCCAAATTATATAGCTGCTATTTGCAGAGGTGAAAAATGGAAGCACATAAAAAAATAAAACGCCCGGTGTGCAAGACCGAGCGTTCTGATCAAATACAAATGGAATTTTAACAACATCCAACGAGATAATTATATGCGAAACAAAGGCTTTAATCCACCTGATACACACAAAGAAGTTAAGCGTTTGCGCTTCCTTCGTTCCATTGATGAAAGAACTCAAATCTCTTTTGTGAAAGTTGCCAGAACTGAGCTTCTGAAGGCTGAGGCAAGGGCGTTGCTCCCGTCTCTACCAAAAGAGGAGGGATATACGTTCATTCCAAACGCATTTCTGGAAAAGCTTCTCAAAGAAGACATATCCGTAAGTCAGTTTAACGATGTTCTTAAGGTCTTTCGTCAAGGCAGGTAGTTATGAGCAATACAGCAAAAATCTACGATTTCAGCGCCGCACACGAGCGCAGGAGCAACAGGATGGAGAACCAGAAAACTGGTTACATTCCGTTGTACCGGAGCATTCTGAAACAGTCATGGGCGAAAGATGTTTATCTTCGCACCCTGTGGGAAAACCTTCTCCTGAATGCCGCCAGAAAGCCATACAAAGCGAATTTCAAAGGTCATGAATGGCATCTGCAACCCGGTCAACTGGTTGTGACAGCAGCTGATTTAGGTCTTCAGTTATGCGACAGGCATGGCAAGCCGGCAAGCCGTGATCAGGTTGAGCGGATGCTTCAGGTTTTTGTGAAAGAGGGGATGATCTCCATTGATGGAGAGAAGCAAAAAGGTCGTGTGATCACCATCACAAATTACCATGAATACGCTCAAAAAATGGACAATTCACCCGCACATGAAGCCGCACAAACAACCGCACATGATGCCGCACATGATGAAACCAGTAATGGCGCGGCATTCAGCGCACATGCCGCACATGAAAGCGCACATGAAGCCGCACAAACAACCGCACATCATGAACAAGAAGGTATTAACAAGAATATAAATAATACCCCCCTACCCCCCAATGGGGGAGGCGATGGGCAGGTTAAACCTGAACGTCGCAAGGCAGAACGAATCGACTATGAATCCTTCCTGAACGCCTACAACACCGAAGTCGGTGACAGACTGCCACACGCTGTTGCGGTCAACGAGAAACGCAAACGCCGCCTGAAGAAAATCATCCCGCAACTGAAAACGCCAAACGTGGACGGTTTCAGAGCGTATGTCAGGGCGTTTGTACATCAGGCCAAGCCGTTTTACTTCGGAGACAACGACACGGGCTGGACAGCTGATTTTGATTACCTGTTGAGGGAAGATTCGTTAACTGGAGTACGGGAAGGGAAGTTTGCAGACAGGGGGATTGCATGAGACAGGATATCGAAGCGAGCGTTATCGGTGGCCTGCTGATTGGTGGATTAACACCAACTGCCAGTGACGTTCTGGCAACGCTGGAGCCGGAAGCGTTTTCAATTCCGCTCTACCGGAAAGCCTTCGAGGTTATCCGCAAGCAGGCGAGAAACAGAAACCTAATCGATGCGCTGATGGTTGCCGAGGCGTGCGGAGAGGAGCATTTCACGTCAATCCTGATGACCAGCAAAAACTGCCCGAGTGCCGCAAACCTGAAGGGATATGCCGGAATGGTCGCGGATAACTATCACCGTCGTCTGGTGCTGGAAATCATGGATGAAATGCGTGAACCAATTCAGAGCGGAACTATCGACGCATCGAGTCAGGCGATGGATGAACTTGTAAAGCGTCTTTCAGCCATCAGAAAGCCCCGTGACGAGGTAAAACCTGTACGGTTAGGGGAAATCATTACTGACTACACTGACACGCTTGACAGGCGTCTGAGGAACGGAGAAGAGTCAGATACCCTGAAGACCGGAATCGAAGAACTTGACGCCATCACCGGAGGGATGAACGCAGAAGACCTGGTGATAATCGCTGCTCGTCCTGGTATGGGGAAAACCGAACTGGCTCTGAAGATTGCCGAAGGCGTTGCAAGCCGCGTTATTCCTGGTTCTGACGTCCGGCGCGGGGTATTGATTTTCTCGATGGAAATGAGCGCATTGCAGATTGCAGAGCGAAGCATTGCCAACGCCGGGAGGATGTCGGTTAGCGTACTGCGAAATCCTGCATCGATGGATGACGAGGGCTGGGCACGTGTTGCTAACGGCATGAGTCAGCTTGCAGATTTGGATGTATGGGTAGTCGATGCTTCGCGGTTATCGGTCGAAGAAATACGCTCAATCGCAGAACGGCATAAGCAGGAAAATCCAAACCTGTCACTCATCATGGTGGATTATCTTGGCCTGATTGAGAAGCCGAAAGCAGATCGCAACGACCTCGCAATTGCTCACATCTCCGGAAGCCTGAAGGCGATGGCGAAAGACCTGAAAACACCGGTTATCTCCCTGAGTCAGCTTTCGCGCGATGTTGAGAAGCGACCAAACAAACGCCCGACAAACGCAGATTTGCGTGATTCAGGAAGCATTGAACAGGACGCAGACTCAATCATCATGCTCTATCGGGAAGCGGTATATGACGAGAACAGTAGCGCCGCGCCATTTGCTGAAATCATCGTGACGAAAAACCGTTTTGGCTCACTTGGTACGGTTTACCAGCGGTTCTGCAACGGACACTTTGTTGCATGTGACCAGGATGAAGCCAGACAGATTTGCACAGCATCAAATGCACCTGCTGCGCGTGGCAGACGATATGCACAAGGGGCGGACGTATGACCATCTACATCACTGAGCTTGTAACAGGCCTGCTGGTAATCGCAGGCCTTTTTATTTGGGGGAGAGTAATTGGAGGCTTTAAGAAATGAGTTCGATGACTGAGCTTGTCCGCGCCGACTTTCAGGAGAACATTGGTCGTGCAAAGCGGTACTGGTCTGCTTCCAGACTTCCGACTGGCGAGAGACAGAAAAACGCCCCTAAGCCACGTATCTATCCGCGTGACCGCGTTCTTCGCCGGTTGGTTAAAATCGATAATGATTTTCAGTGTGACAGAATTATCCAGCAATTAGATTTGATGACTGATGATGAATGATTTCATTCTGCACGAAACCAATAAATCACAATTCTGGTTAGTTCTGAAACAAATCCTCTCTACTGGCAAACGCTGGCGAATCAAAATATCTGAGTACCGTGAGAAGCGTACATTGTCACAAAACAATCTGCTGTGGATGTGGAATGCAGAAATAGCCGCACAGTTATCTGCTGCTTCTGCTGAAAACTTCACGCCTGAAGAGGTTCATGAGTGGCTGAAAGATATATTTTGTCCGGCTAAAAGGGTGACGATTTTTAATATTACACGATGCGTTAAATCAACACGTCAGCTTGATATTGGAGATATGCACAAATATCTGACCGATATTGACCAGTGGGCGCATCAGAAGGGATTACGACTAACCATTCCTGATAATTGCGAGTACCGGGATCTAAAGGAGAGGCAAGTAGAGTGACTATCAAATCAAATACGCCAGCGTCAGATAGGTATCGGCTTATTGAGGATTATCTGTATTTAGACGGAGATACAGTCAGATACAAAAAGGACTCGCTAAAACACCCCAACCACAGCCACCGGGCAGGAGATGAAATTAAAACATCGATAAATGGATCTGGGTATAGACAGGTGTGTTTTGCAGGCATTCAGATGTTTGTTCACGTAGTTGTTTTTGCGCTGCACAACAAAAGAATGCCATTGAAAAATATTGACCATATTAACGGAAACAGGCTGGACAATTCCCCAAAAAATCTTAGGGAGGCAGGCCGGATAGCAAACAGCCGAAATCAGAAAACTAAGTGCAATAGCCGTTCTGGAATAAAAAATGTTTTATGGAACAAGCAAAAAAATAAATGGGCCGTTCAAGTGCGCACAGATTTTGGCCGGTTGTATTTTGGGCTCTATGAAGATCTTGAACTTGCTTGTTTGGTTGCCAGTGAGGCTATCAACAAATATCACGGACAATATGCGAAGGTTGTATGATTAAGCATAAATCAGAAACACCAAAAGAAGTTAGAGACTGCTGGCAAACGCCGCTTTGGCTTTTTGATGCACTGGATATTGAGTTTGGATTCTGGCTGGATTCGGCAGCGAGCGACAAAAATGCTCTGTGTGCTCACTGGCTAACTGAGGCCGACGATGCGCTCAATTCTGAGTGGGTAAGCCACGGTGCAATCTGGAATAACCCACCGTACAGCAATATCAGGCCGTGGGTGGAAAAAGCCGCTGAGCAGTGCATACAACAGCGACAGACGGTAGTTATGCTTGTGCCAGAGGATATGTCAGTCGGATGGTTCAGCAAGGCTCTGGAGAGTGTCGACGAAGTTCGCATTATCACTGATGGACGGATTAATTTTATCGAACCATCGACAGGGCTGGAGAAGAAGGGAAACAGCAAAGGCTCCATGCTGCTGATTTGGCGACCGTTCATCAGTCCTCGACGGATGTTTACTACCGTATCCAAAGCGGCATTGATGGCGATCGGGCAGGGCGTCAGGAGGGCGGCATGAGGCGACAGCGACGAAGTTTCACCGATATCATCTGCGAAAACTGCAAATACCTTCCAACGAAACGCTCCAGAAATAAACGCAAGCCAATCCCAAAAGAATCTGACGTAAAAACCTTCAACTACACGGCTCACCTGTGGGATATCCGGTGGCTTAGAGAACGTGCGAGGAAAACAAGGTGATTGACCCAAATCGAAGTTACGAACAAGAAAGCGTCGAGCGAGCTTTAACGTGCGCTAACTGCGGTCAGAAGCTGCATGTGCTGGAAGTTCACGTGTGCTCCGATTGCTGCGCAGAACTGATGAGCGATCCGAATAGCTCAATGTACGAGGAAGAAGACGATGAATGAGTTAATAAATGGCAATGCCATCAAAATGACAAGCATTGAAATCGCTGAGTTGGTTGGTAAGCGTCATGACAATGTGAAACGTACCATCGAAACGCTGGCTAAAAATGGTGTTATCCGGCTTCCTCAAATTGAGGATTGTGGAAGAATCAATGGGTTAGGCTTAAATCAAAGTTTTTGTGTGTATGTGTTCGAAGGCGAACAAGGTAAGCGAGATAGTATTGTTGTTGTTGCCCAGTTGTCGCCAGAGTTCACCGCTCGTCTTGTTGACCGTTGGCGAGAGCTTGAAGAAACTGCGGTTAATATCCCCAAAACGTTACCGGAAGCGTTGCGCCTTGCTGCTGATCTTGCTGAGCAGAAAATGCAACTGGAAAACCAGCTCGCAATTGCCGCACCTAAAGTTGAGTTTGCCGATCGAGTTGGCGAGGCCAGCGGAATTTTGATTGGAAACTATGCAAAGGTTGTTGGAATTGGTCCAAACAAACTGTTTGCGTGGATGCGCGATCACAAAATCCTTATTGCTTCAGGTTCCCGGCGCAATGTGCCAATGCAGGAATATATGGATCGCGGCTATTTCACAGTGAAAGAAACAGCGGTCAACACAAATCACGGAATACAGATATCGTTCACCACAAAAATCACCGGGCGTGGTCAACAGTGGCTGACCAGAAAGCTGCTCGATAACGGAATGCTGAAAGTAACAGGGGAGGCTGCTTAATGGCTAACCTACGCAAAGAAGCGCGCGGAAGAGAATGCCAGGTACGTATTTACGGCGTATGCAATGGCAATCCTGAAACCACAGTTCTGGCACATTACCGGATGGCTGGAATTTGCGGAACGGGAATGAAGCCTGACGACCTGATCGGCGCATGGGCTTGTAGCGCGTGTCACGATGAAATCGACCGACGCACCCATAACCTCGACAACAAAGACGCCAGACTTTACCACCTCGAAGGCGTAATCAGGACGCAGGCGATACTGCTGAAGGAGGGGAAGATTAAGCCATGAACGAATATCAGTTTGTACTTCCATACCCGCCGTCGGTGAATACCTACTGGCGAAGACGGGGAAGCCAATACTACATCAGCGATAAAGGCCAGAAATACCGAAAAGACGTTCAGCAAATCATCCGCCAACTTAAGTTAGACATTTTCACCAAATCACGACTCCGCATCAAAGTCATCGCAGACGTTCCAGACTCCCGCCGCCGCGACCTCGACAACATCCTGAAAGGTTTACTCGACTCCCTTATCCACGCCGGATTTGCGGAAGACGACGAGCAATTCGATGACATTCGCGTAATTCGTGGCGTGAAAGTACCAGGCGGAAGGCTTGGAATAAAAATCACCGAACTGGAGAACGCATGAACGCCACAATTCAAACGATACCAGAGCTTCTTATCCAGACACGAGGCAATCAGACCGAAGTGGCAAGGATGCTTTCCTGCGCAAGAGGAACAGTGCTCAAGTACAACCGAGACAGCAAAGGCGAGCGTCACGTAATAGTTAACGGCGTCCTGATGGTCAAACAGGGCAAGAGGGGAAGACGATGAGCATAAGAGAACTAAACCTCACCAAAGAACAGCACGATTGGCTGAATGGCTGGCTTGAACTGTGGGGAGCATGGGTTTATTCAGGTCGTCTGGAAAAGCGCATGAGCAGCGTAATAGCTAAGTTCATGGAGAGCGTAGAGCCGGGAAGAGTTATGACAAGGCCAATGTGTAATGATGATGATGGAATGTTGATTTCTCAGGTCGTCGATTCCGTCATGTACATTGACAAGAAAGCCTTTGGCATCCTCCTCAGCTACTACGCTCATGGTTCATCTAAGCGAGCAATTGCATCCTACTATCACGCGACTGCAAAGCCACGCAAGATGTGTGGACGTGGTGGCGAGGGATGGAGAAAACCTTCACTGGCAACCTGTAGAAACGAAATTGACGACATCCTGAAAGCGTCATTATTTGTTTTATACCAGCCAATGCAAAATGCTTTCAAAATGCGTAAACGTGTTGAGAAAGTTAAGCATGTTGCCGTTAAAAGCCTTGACATGCAATTAGCCATTTAGCCATAATATTCACATATGCTGCTGCTTTTGCATTCAGCAACCATCACAAGCCCACCTCCTGTGGGTTTTTTTGCATTCGCGTGCAATCAAAACAAGAGTCTTAGTGATATGGGCCTGAGATATGGTGGTGGAAACATCGCTCCGCTCTTGGCTGTCATATCTACGCGAACAGGCTCTATCCCTAAGGTAAAGCGATGAAAGAAATAAAATTAACGCCAGAAATGGTGCTTTCTGTTGTTGATTACAATCCATCATCAGGCGACTTTCACTGGAGATGGAGGCAGGGGAGAGAGAGGACCACTTTGACATGGAACTCTCGTTTTGCTTTCAAGAAATGCTCATCAATAAATTCTGATGGGTATTTAATGATTATGATTAATGGTAAAGCATACCCTGCTCACAGACTGGCATGGTTGATTGTTTATGGCACCATGCCCGATGGTTTTATTGATCACATCAACAGGGTAAGAACAGATAACCGGATATCAAATCTTCGTCTTGTCACTCATTCCGAAAATATGCAAAACAGGAAAATTCAGAAGAATAATAAATCTGGATACCGTGGCGTGTCTTGGGATGCTAAGTACGGGAAATGGAGAGCAAGAATTAATGCGTCTGGAAAGTGTATTAACCTTGGATACCATGACACTGCCGAACTTGCCGCTGCGGCTTTTGAGGCAGCCAGAATGAAATATCATACCGTTTAAAGATGTAAGCTGCCGTTAGTGACTCTTAAGTTGCAACGGTGGCTTTTTTTATTTGGGTCAGTCGTATAAAGGTCATTACGGAAGGCTGTTAACCTTCTTATCGTGGTTCGAGTCCACGCTGTCCCGCCAAATATGCTGGTTTAGCTCCAATGGTAGAGCAGTCGCCTTGTAAGCGAATGGGTAGCGGTTCAAGTCCGTTAACCAGCACCATAACTGAGCCGTAGCCACTGGCTATCCTGAATTCATCAGTGATAGTTACGCTGCGGCCTTCTACACATGACCTTCGTGAAAGCGGGTGGCAAGAGGTTGCGCTAACAACCTCCTGCCGTTTTGCCCGTGCATATCGGTCACGAACAAATCTGATTACTAAACACAGTAGCCTGGATTTGTTCTATCAGTAATCGACCTTATTCCTAATTAAATAGAGCAAATCCCCTTATTGGGGGTAAGACATGAAGATGCCAGAAAAACATGACCTGTTAGCCGCCATTCTCGCGGCAAAGGAACAAGGCATCGGAGCAATCCTTGCGTTTGCAATGGCGTACCTTCGCGGCAGATATAATGGCGGTGCGTTTACAAAAACAGTAATCGACGCAACGATGTGCGCCATTATCGCCTGGTTCATTCGTGACCTTCTCGACTTCGCCGGACTAAGTAGCAATCTCGCTTATATAACGAGCGTGTTCATCGGCTACATCGGTACTGACTCGATTGGTTCGCTTATCAAACGCTTCGCTGCTAAAAAAGCCGGAGTAGAAGATGGTGGAAATCAATAATCAACGTAAGGCGTTCCTCGATATGCTGGCGTGGTCAGAGGGAACAGATAACGGACGACAGAAAACCAGAAATCATGGTTATGACGTCATTGTAGGCGGAGAGCTATTTACTGATTACTCCGATCACCCTCGCAAACTTGTCACGCTAAACCCAAAACTCAAATCAACAGCAGCCGGGCGCTACCAGCTTCTTTCCCGTTGGTGGGATTCCTATCGTAAGCAGCTTGGCCTGAAAGACTTCTCTCCGAAAAGCCAGGATGCTGTGGCATTGCAGCAGATTAAGGAGCGTGGCGCTTTACCGATGATTGATCGCGGTGATATTCGTCAGGCTATCGACCGTTGCAGCAATATCTGGGCTTCACTGCCGGGTGCTGGTTATGGTCAGTTCGAGCATAAGGCTGACAGCCTGATTGCAAAATTCAAAGAAGCGGGCGGAACGGTCAGAGAGATTGAGGTATGAGCAGAGTAACCGCGATTATCTCCGCTCTGGTTATCTGCATCATCGTCTGCCTGTCATGGGCTGTTAATCATTACCGAGATAACGCCATCGCCTACAAAGAGCAGCGCGATAAAGCCACAACCATCATCGCTGACATGCAGAAGCGTCAACGTGATGTAGCAGAACTAGACGCCAGATACACAAAGGAGCTTGCTGATGCTAACGCGACTATCGAAAGTCTCCGTGCTGATGTTTCTGCTGGGCGTAAGCGCCTGCAAGTCGCCGCCACCTGTGCAAAGTCAACGACCGGAGCCAGCAGCATGGGCGATGGAGAAAGTCCAAGACTTACAGCAGATGCTGAACTCAATTATTACCGTCTCCGAAGTGGAATCGACAGGATAACCGCGCAGGTTAACTACCTGCAGGAATACATAAGGACGCAATGCCTTCGATGATAGCGATAATTTTACTCATCATCCTTCACATCTGGCTCTGTAGACAGGGTGGTGATCACTTCTGGAGTGAATCCAGATTAAACATCTCATTGCTGATGCTTGAAGTTGAGCATCTGGCGCGCGGTAAGGGGCTGCGTTGAGATAAGAGCCAGTTCATTACAAAGCCTATCTACGGGTGGGCTTGATAATGAAACCGTGATTTACATCCCCACAATCCGGGTATGTAAAAGATAGTTCAGGCGAGAACAGATTTAACTAAATCTGTGCACCACCAGTTACGGCAGTACCGCGAAACAACCCAAGCCAGTAAGTGGGGAAATAACACTGGCAGCCACTGAAAGATGAACCTCCTGCCTTATGGCAAAAAAGATTCTTTGTGGTGGCGGACTGATGGAAAAACATCGGTTATTGCAGAGACCATTCAGTGAGTGGTCTCGACAATGGCTTATACCCTACACGGGATAACTTAACTGATATCCCTTTTAACGGATAAACGGAGCCAACAATGGCAGAGATTATTCCCATGACTGAAGAACAGAAATTCCAGTTAGAGATTTACAAACTGGTCATGAACCAGAACGCAGCCGCAGAAGAAGCATTTCAATTCATTGGCACTGACGAACTGAAGCTTGAGCTATTCAAAATTCACTTCCAGTCAGGCGGCGCTAATTCAGATATCACGATCCGCACATTTGAAGCGGTGCGTAAATCGAAGGAAGCGTTAGACCTGTTCACCACCGGAGCATGATGTGAGCCGCGTAATCAATTTGGGTAAGGAGAAGAAATTCCCAATTACTCAAGAGCTATACGAGCGGCTTGAAAGCGTTATTCATGATTACGATGGTGAAATCAGTTTGTGTGAGGCGATTGGCACACTCGAATTGCTGAAGCAGTCACTGATTGAAAGCGCGAAAGAGTCATCAGCCTGAAATAACAAATAAGTGAGATGAATATGGCGGCACCAAAGGGCAACCGATTTTGGGAGGCCCGCAGTAGTCATGGGCGAAACCCGAAATTCGAATCGCCTGAGGCGCTGTGGGCTGCTTGTTGTGAATACTTCGAGTGGGTAGAAGCTAACCCGCTATGGGAGATGAAGGCGTTCTCGTATCAGGGTGAAGTGATACAAGAGCCTATCGCCAAGATGCGAGCGATGACTATTACCGGACTCACTCTGTTCATTGATGTGACGCTTGAAACATGGCGCACATATCGCCTGCGAGAAGATTTATCTGAAGTCGTTACGCGAGCAGAGCAGGTCATCTACGACCAGAAATTCTCTGGCGCAGCCGCTGACCTTCTCAACGCTAACATCATCGCCCGTGATTTGGGCCTCAAAGAGCAGTCGCAAGTTGAAGACGTGACACCTGATAAGGGAGATCGCGATAAGCGGCGCTCTCGTATCAAGGAGCTATTCAACCGTGGAACTGGACGCGATTCTTGATAACCTGAGCGACGAAGAGCAAATCGAGTTGCTCGAGCTACTCGAAGAAGAAGAGAACTACCGGAACACACACCTGCTATATGAATTTACGCCATACAGCAAACAGCGTGAGTTCATCGACGCCGGGCATGACTATCCAGAACGCTGTTTTATGGCTGGTAACCAGCTTGGTAAGTCATTTACCGGTGCTGCCGAAGTCGCGTTTCACCTTACAGGGCGTTATCCGGGCACAAAAGGCTATCCTGCTGATGGTAAATATGGCGGTGAGTGGAAAGGTAAGCGTTTCTATGAGCCTGTTGTCTTCTGGATTGGCGGCGAGACAAACGAGACGGTAACCAAAACGACTCAACGCATCCTGTGCGGTCGTATCGAAGAGAATGACGAGCCAGGCTACGGTTCCATACCGAAAGAAGACATCATTAGCTGGAAGAAGTCTCCTTTCTTTCCGAACCTTGTTGATCATCTTCTGGTTAAGCATCACACGGCTGATGGCGTTGAAGATGGCATTTCAATCTGCTACTTCAAACCATACTCGCAAGGCCGCGCTCGCTGGCAGGGTGACACAATCCACGGCGTGTGGTTTGACGAAGAGCCACCATACAGCATTTATGGTGAAGGCCTTACCCGTACCAACAAATACGGGCAATTCTCAATTCTGACGTTTACCCCGCTGATGGGGATGTCTGACGTTGTTACCAAGTTCCTGAAGAATCCCAGCAAGTCGCAGAAAGTCGTCAACATGACCATCTATGACGCCGAGCACTACACAGACGAGCAGAAAGAGCAAATCATCGCATCCTATCCTGAGCATGAGAGAGAGGCGCGTGCTCGCGGTATTCCTACGATGGGTAGCGGGCGAATCTTCCAGATACCGGAAGAGACGATTAAGTGTCAGCCGTTCGAGTGTCCTGATCACTTCTACGTAATTGGCGGGATGGATTTCGGATGGGATCACCCGCAGGCGCAGGTTCAGCTTTGGTGGGATAAGGACGCAGACACAATCTACGTTTCACGCGTGTGGAAGGCGAAAGAAAAAACAGCCGTTCAGGCATGGGGAGCTGTTAAATCATGGGCGCATAAAGTGCCAACAGCATGGCCTCATGACGGAAACCAGCATGAGAAGGGCGGCGGTGAGCAGCTCAAAGGGCAGTATGCAGACGCTGGTTTTATGATGTTGCAGGAGCATGCGACATGGCCTGATGGCGGTAATGCCGTGGAGCCTGGCATCACTGAATTGCGCGACATGATGCTCGATGGTCGCTTCAAAGTATTCAACACCTGTGAGCCATTCTTTGAGGAGTTCCGCCTCTATCACCGTGATGAAAACGGGAAGATCGTCAAGCTTAACGACGACGTGCTATCAGCCGTTCGCTATGCATACATGATGCGCCGCTTCGCCAAAATGATGCGCGACATCAAAAAACCAAAAGAGAAAAAGATACCAGCCCCAATCAGGCCCATCGCACGGAGAACTTAAATGGCCGACGAAAACAGACTCAATTCCATTCTGTGTAAGTTTGACGCAGACTGGATGGCGAGCGATGAAGCCAGAACCGAGGCGACAAATGACCTGTATTTTAGCCGAGTGTCGCAATGGGATGACTGGCTATCAAACTACACGACCCTGCAATATCGCGGACAATTCGATGTTGTTCGCCCGGTGGTCAGGAAGCTGGTCGCAGAGATGCGCCGTAACCCTATCGACGTTCTCTTCAGACCAAAAGACGGCGCTAATCCTGATGCTGCCGATGTGTTGATGGGAATGTATCGTACTGATATGCGCCATAACACGGCAAAGATTGCCGTTAACGTTGGAGTTCGTGAGCAGATAGAGTCCGGCGTTGGTGCATGGCGTCTGGTCACCCAGTACGAAGACAACGACCCAACAAGCAACAATCAGGTAATCCGACGCCTTCCAATCCATGAAGCCTGCTCACACGTCATATGGGACGCCAACAGCAAGCAGATGGATAAGAGCGACGCTAAGCACTGCACGGTGATTAACGCTTTGTCACGCAATGGCTGGAAAGAGTTCGCAGAGGATTACGGTATTGATCCTGACACGCTGCCATCTTTCCAGAATCCAAACGATACATGGCTGTTTCCGTGGGTATCGAATGATGTCGTCTACGTCGCTGAGTATTACGAGGTCGAAGAGAAGAAAGAGAAAGTCTTCATCTACCGCGATCCGCTGACAGGTGAGCCGGTCAGCTATTACCAGCAGGATATTAAAGACGTTATCGACGACCTGGCTAATCGTGGATTCATTAAGGTAGCAGAGCGCAAGGTGAAGCGTCGGCGTGTGTATAAGTCGATCATCACCTGCACGCAGATACTGAAAGACCGCGAGAAGATAGCCGGAGAGCATATCCCAATAGTTCCTGTGTACGGCGAATGGTCATTCGCTGGTGACAAGGAGTGCTACGAAGGAGTGGTAAGGCTGACGAAAGACGGTCAGCGCCTTCGTAACATGATCATGTCGTTCAACGCCGATATTGTTGCTCGTTCACCGAAGAAGAAACCTACCTTCTTCCCTGAGCAAATCGAAGGCTACGAATACATGTACGGTGGAAATGATGACTATCCGTACTATCTCCAGAACAGGACTGATGAAAACGGTAACGACCTGCCGATTGGTCCAATCTCCTACATGGAAAACCCTGAAGTGCCGCAAGCCAACGCTTACATGCTTGAGGCTGCCACCAACGCAGTGAAAGAGGTGGCTAGTCTTGGCGTGGATGCGCAGGCAGCAAACTCTCAGGTCGCTTTCGATACTGTCAATCAACTGAACATGCGGGCAGACCTTGAGACATATGTGTTTCAGGATAACCTGGCTACCGCAATGCGACGTGATGGCGAGATTTATGCCTCAATGGTCAACGATATTTATGACGTTCCTCGTCATGTGACGCTGACACTTGAAGATGGAAGCGAGAAAGACGTTCAACTCTATGCGCAAGTTGTCGATTATCAGTCCGGCAATGTGGTCACACTCAACGACATTCGCGGTCGCTATGAGTGCTATACGGACGTTGGGCCATCCTTCCAGAGCATGAAGGAACAGAATCGCGCAGAGATTCAGGAGTTGCTAACCAAGGTTCCGCAAGGTACTCCAGAGTTCCAGATGCTGATGCTGCAATACTTCACGCTGCTTGACGGTAAAGGCGTCGAGATGATGCGAGAGTACGCGAACAAGCAACTGGTGATGATGGGGCTGAAGAAACCAGAAACACCTGAAGAGATGGAGATGGTACAACAGGCGCAACAGCAGCCGCAGCAGCCATCAGCAGAGCAAATTCAGGCGCAGGGTATCCTTCTGCAAGGTCAGGCTGAATTGCTCAAGGCAGAGAACCAACAGGCGCAGATTCAGGTTGAAGCCGCCAAGGTTGAAGCTCAAAACCAACTCAACGCCGCGAAGATTGCAGAAATCTTCAACAATATGGACCTCGACAAGCAGGCAGAACTGCGTGAGTACCTCAAGCTCGTAGGTCAATTCCAGCAACAGCGCAGCAAAGATGCTCGTGCTAACGCTGAGCTGCTTCTTAAAGATGCAGACCAGGCTCATTCACAACGCATGTATTTCGCGAATCTTATGCGTCAAGTTCAAATCCCCTCCGGCGGAGTAGCCGAGACACCTCAATAAGAGAGAGTTAATCATGGACCAAACCACCGACATTCAGGCTTCTGAAGAATTAACCCTGCCCGGCAATCATGCAGCGGCATCTGCTGATGGCTTAGTTGTCGATAATGCCAACGACAACGCAGGTCAGGAAGAAGGCTTCGAGATTGTCCTGAAAGACGATGAGAAACCAAAACAAGACCCGGCAACTAATGCTGAATTTGCCCGTCGCCGCATCGAACGCAAACGCCAGCGTGAGCTTGAGCAACAGATGGAAGCGGTTAAGCGTGGAGAGTTGCCGGAGCACCTGCGGGTGAACCCTGAGTTACCAAAACAACCAGACCCTAACGATTATCTTTCCGAAGATGCACTGGCTAAGTACGACTATGACCAGAGCCGCGCACTGGCTGCCTTCCAGCAGGCAAATAGTGAATGGCAGATCAAGGCTATGGACGCACGAAGCCAGGCTGTCGCCGAGCAGGGTCGCAAAACTCAGGAGTTCACCCAGCAATCAGCGCAATACGTCGAGGCAGCCCGTAAGCACTACGACGCAGCGGAAAAGCTCAATATCCCTGACTATCAGGAGAAAGAGGATGCATTCATGCAACTGGTGCCGCCAGCAGTCGGTGCCGACATCATGCGCCTCTTCCCGGAGAAATCCGCTGCTCTCATGTATCACCTTGGTGCTAATCCTGAGAAAACACGCCAGTTGCTGGCGATGGACGGGCAATCCGCGCTGATTGAACTCACTCGACTGTCAGAACGTTTAACTCTCAAGCCTCGAGCCAAACCTGTTTCAGAAGCCCCGCTACCTGATGAACCCATTCAGGGACACGCTGTTGCTGCAAATATATCTGCGATTGAAAAGCAGATGGAAGCGGCAGCAAACAAAGGGGATGTAGAGACATACCGCAAGCTCAAGGCGCAACTGAATAAAGGAATTCGATAATGGCATTAAATGAAGGTCAACTGGTCACGTATGCTCTGGATGAAATCATCGAAACCGTCCAGAACCTGACGCCAATGGCGTCCAAAGTGACAAAATACACCCCTCCGGCAGAATCCATGCAGCGTTCAAGCAACACCGTGTGGATGCCTGTTGAGCAGGAAGCGCCAACCCAGACTGGCTGGGATTTAACTGGCAACGCAACCGGGATTCTGGAACTCTCCGTGAAATGCAACATGGGCGATCCGGATAACGATTTCTTCGAGCTTCGTGCAGATGACCTGCGTGATGAGCGTTCTTACCGTCGCCGAATCCAGGCATCCGCCAAAAAACTGGCAAATAACATTGAGTCAGCGATTGCCAAACAGGCAACTGAAATGGGATCGCTTGTTGTTCACGATACCCGCGCAATTGGTCCATCTACTGGCCTGTCTGGCTGGGATTTTGTGTCTGATGCAGAGCGCCTGATGTTCTCCCGTGAGCTAAACCGCGATATGGGCATCAGTTACTTCCTGAACCCTGACGATTACCGCAAAGCAGGCCGCAACCTGGTAGATGGTGACATCTTTGGGCGCGTTCCTGAAGACGCGTATCGCAACGGTACTATTCAGCGTCAGATTGCTGGCTTTGATGAAATTCTTCGCTCACCGAAACTTCCGGCAGTTACCAAGTCAACCGCTACTGGTGTAACTGTTTCTGGTGCGCAGAAGTTTAAGCCGCAGGCATACACCCTTGATACCGATGGTAACAAAGAGAACGTCGACAACCGTGTTGCAACGGTGACCGTATCCTCCACCACCGGATTTAAGCGCGGCGACAAAATCAGCTTCACTGGTGTGAAGTTCCTGTCTCAGATGGCGAAGAATGTGCTGACTGATGACGCGACTTTCTCAATCACCCGTGTGATCGATAGTACTCACATCGAAATCACGCCGAAGCCGATTGCGCTGGATGACGCGTCACTGACAAAAGAAGAGAAGGCTTACGCGAATGTAAACACCTCTCTTGCTGATACCACACCGGTAAACGTTCTGAACGTGGCAACAACCACCGCTAACGTGTTCTGGGCTGATGACTCAATCCGTCTACTGTCTCAGCCTATCCCGGTAACCCATGAGCTGTTTGCTGGCATGAAAACGTCTTCCTTCAGCATTCCTGGTATTGGTGTTAACGGCATCTTCGCTACACAGGGTGATATCAACACTCTGTCTGGCAAGTGCCGTATTGCTGTGTGGTATTCAGCATGTGCTGTACGACCAGAGGCAATTGGTGTTGGTCTGCCTAACCAGACTGCGTGATAACCAGAGGGGGCTTCGGCTCCCTTTTTTATCTGGAGACAAACATGACACACATGATCTTTCGTCATGGCGACATGAAGAAATGGAAAGGCGTTGGATACGACTTTGAAATCGTGAAAGCCGAAGAGCTTCAGGAATATCTGGATGCTGGCTGGTTTGCACATCCTGATGATCTTCTGAAGGATGTTGCAGAGACAGAGCCAGAGCCAGAACCAGAGCCAGAGCCAGAGCCAGAAGAAAAACAGCGTAAAAAGCCTGGTAGAAAACCTAAGGCGGCAGCAGATGAACCTGACAACGAAGGGTGATTTAGTTCTTGCGGCATTACGTAAGCTCGGTGTGGCATCAAATGCCACGTTAACAGATGTCGAACCGCAGTCTATGGAAGACGGCGTCAACGACCTTGAAATGATGATGGCTGAATGGCTTGGCGGTGATGCGTCACCTGGTATCAACGTTGGCTACATTTTTGCTGATGCAGATGTTGCTCCGGATCCGGGCGATGAGCACGGTTTATCAAATAACGCTATCAATGCCGTCATTTTCAACCTTGCCTGCCGCATTGCTCCAGATTATGCGCTGGAAGCGTCTGCAAAACTTATAACCACTGCCAGATACGGGAAAGAGCGACTCGTCAAACTGTCTGCAATGGACAGAGCAAAAGCCGCTAAATGTAAGTCCGGTTATCCAAACCGTATGCCTGTTGGTAGCGGTAACCAGTTGGCGAAGTGGAACGGTTGGAATTACTTCCACCGAAAGGAACCTTGCGATAACGGGAGCGAATAAATGCCGATTCAGCAACTTCCGCTTATGAAAGGTGTCGGCAAAGACTTTCGAAACGCCGACTATATCGACTATCTGCCAGTGAATATGCTGGCTACACCCAAAGAAATCCTCAACAGCAGCGGATATCTTCGCTCATTCCCGGGCATTGCCAAACGCTCTGACGTGAACGGCGTATCGCGAGGCGTCGAGTACAACATGGCGCAGAATGCTGTTTATCGCGTGTGTGGTGGCAAGCTGTACAAAGGAGAAAGTGAAGTCGGTGATGTTGCCGGAAGTGGTCGTGTATCAATGGCTCATGGTCGGACATCTCAGGCTGTAGGCGTTAATGGTCAACTGGTCGAGTATCGCTATGATGGCACGGTTAAAACCGTCTCAAACTGGCCTGCAGACAGCGGATTCACGCAGTATGAGTTAGGCTCAGTCCGCGACATTACGCGATTACGTGGGCGTTATGCGTGGTCAAAAGACGGCACCGATTCATGGTTTATCACTGACCCTGAAGACGAATCGCATCCTGACCGCTACAGCGCACAATATCGGGCAGAATCACAGCCTGACGGAATAATCGGTATCGGAACATGGCGAGACTTCATTGTCTGCTTTGGTTCATCGACGATTGAATATTTCTCCCTGACTGGTGCAACCACCGTTGGTGCCGCGTTGTATGTCGCACAGCCATCGCTGATGGTGCAGAAAGGTATTGCCGGGACTTACTGCAAAACGCCGTTTGCTGATTCGTATGCGTTCATCAGCAATCCGGCAACGGGTGCGCCATCTGTATACATCATCGGCTCCGGTCAGGTGTCACCAATCGCCAGCGCGAGCATTGAGAAAATCCTCCGCTCCTACACTGCTGATGAACTGGCTGATGGTGTGATGGAATCGCTGCGATTTGATGCTCATGAGTTGCTGATTATCCACCTTCCGCGCCATGTTCTCGTGTACGACGCATCTTCAAGCGCCAATGGTCCTCAATGGTGTGTGCTGAAAACAGGGCTGTATGACGATGTGTACCGCGCTATCGACTTCATTTACGAAGGCAATCAGATAACGTGCGGCGATAAGCTGGAATCGGTTACCGGCAAATTGCAGTTCGATATCAGCAGCCAGTACGACAAGCAACAGGAACATATTTTATATTCTCCTTTAATAAAGGCAGATAACGTTTTAATAAATGACCTTGAATTAGAAACATCTGGCGGCGTGTGTGATAGAATAGATAGAATATTTATATCAGCAACTACAGATGGAATTAATTACGGTCGTGAGCAAATGGTCGTATTACAAAAACCATTTGTATATGACAATCGCGTTTTATGGCGAAAAGTTGGTCGAGTTAGACGCCTCATCGGATTTAAATTCAGAGTTATTGCAAAAGGTCCTGTTACATTATCAGGCCTTTCTATTCGTGTAACATAAATCGAAACTAAAGGAGTAGATATGTTGAGTGAAAACGGGTAATGACTCCAACTTATTGATAGTGTTTTATGTTCAGATAATGCCCGATGACTTTGTCATGCAGCTCCACCGATTTTGAGAACGACAGCGACTTCCGTCCCAGCCGTGCCAGGTGCTGCCTCAGATTCAGGTTATGCCGCTCAATTCGCTGCGTATATCGCTTGCTGATTACGTGCAGCTTTCCCTTCAGGCGGGATTCATACAGCGGCCAGCCATCCGTCATCCATATCACCACGTCAAAGGGTGACAGCAGGCTCATAAGACGCCCCAGCGTCGCCATAGTGCGTTCACCGAATACGTGCGCAACAACCGTCTTCCGGAGCCTGTCATACGCGTAAAACAGCCAGCGCTGGCGCGATTTAGCCCCGACATAGCCCCACTGTTCGTCCATTTCCGCGCAGACGATGACGTCACTGCCCGGCTGTATGCGCGAGGTTACCGACTGCGGCCTGAGTTTTTTAAGTGACGTAAAATCGTGTTGAGGCCAACGCCCATAATGCGGGCTGTTGCCCGGCATCCAACGCCATTCATGGCCATATCAATGATTTTCTGGTGCGTACCGGGTTGAGAAGCGGTGTAAGTGAACTGCAGTTGCCATGTTTTACGGCAGTGAGAGCAGAGATAGCGCTGATGTCCGGCGGTGCTTTTGCCGTTACGCACCACCCCGTCAGTAGCTGAACAGGAGGGACAGCTGATAGAAACAGAAGCCACTGGAGCACCTCAAAAACACCATCATACACTAAATCAGTAAGTTGGCAGCATCACCTGAAAACGCAAAAGATATTCCTGGATATGAAGGTTTATATGCCGTAACAGAGGATGGGCGAGTATATTCTCACTCACGTGTTGTTAAGGCTGCGCATGGCAGCACGCAACTCAGAAAGGGGCGGTGGCTAAAACAACACGAGAATAATAAAGGTTATCTATATTTGCCACTTAGTGTTGATGGAGTTAAAGTAAAATGGCTTGTGCATAGGCTTGTCGCTCTTGCTTTCGTCCCCAACCCAGAAGGCAAGCCGTTCATAAATCACATAGATAACAACCCAAAAAATAATAATGCTTCTAATTTAGAGTGGTGCACTCAAAAGGAGAATATGAAGTATTGCTCATCTCAAGGCAGGGTGAAGTTCCCGGCTTTAAAAGGAGAAAATAATCCAATTTCAAAGCTCTCATATGAGCAAGTAATAGAAATAAAGAAATCAAAGGGAGTTAATCAAAGAGAGCTTGCTAAAAAATACTGTGTCAGTCAGACGGTGATTCACAATATCCAGTCTGGTAAATCGTGGAGGCATGTTAATGGCTGATTCGAATCTCAATACACCTGTTATTGTTCAGGCGACGCGGCTCGATACATCAGTCCTTCCACGCAATATCTTCTCGCAGTCGTATCTGCTTTACGTTATCGCACAGGGCACTGATGTTGGTAACGTGGCTAACAAGGCCAACGAGGCCGGACAGGGCGCTTATGACGCACAAGTCAGGAACGATGAGCAGGATGTGATTCTCGCTGACCATGAGCAGCGAATTTCTGCTGCGGAAGCAACGCTTGTTAATCATGAGGAGCGAATCAGCCAGGCAGAATCAACTCTTCAGGAACATGAAACACGAATAGCTCAGAATGAAAGCGATATTGCGTCTCTTGATACCAGAGTTCAGTCGCTCGAATCGCAGGTTTCAGACCATGAAACGCGCATCGATGCTCTGGAGTATGCCACTAATCGCAAAAAGTCAGAGGTTGTTTACTCTGGCGTATCTGTAACCATCCCGACAGCGCCGACCAACCTTGTTAGCCTGCTGAAAACGCTCACTCCGTCATCCGGCACGTTGGCACCGTTCTTCGACACCGTTAACAACAAGATGGTTGTGTTCAACGAGAACAAAACCTTGTTCTTCAAGCTGTCGATCGTCGGGACGTGGCCCAGCGGAACCGCCAACAGGTCAATGCAGCTAACATTTTCCGGTTCTGTTCCTGACACACTGGTAAGCAGTCGCAACTCGGCGACAACAACCGACAACATCCTGTTAGCTACGTTCTTCAGCGTGGATAAAGACGGCTTTCTTGCCACAAATGGCAGTACGTTAACCATTCAGTCGAATGGTGCGGCGTTTACTGCCACAACCATCAAGATAATCGCGGAGCAGTGATGATTCAGTTCAAACCAACGCGAAACATCGACCTGATAGAAGCCGTGGGAAATCACCCCGACATTATCGCCGGGAGCAACAACGGTGATGGATACGACTACAAGCCTGAATGCCGTTACTTTGAGGTGAACGTGCACGGGCAGTTCGGCGGAATTGTTTACTATCAGGAGATTCAGCCGCTGACATTCGATTGCCACGCCATGTACCTGCCAGAGGTTCGTGGATTCAGCAAGGAAATCGGGCTGGCGTTCTGGAGATACATTCTGACTAACACCACTGTTCAGTGTGTCACATCGTTCGCTGCGCGCAAATTCCGCCACGGGCAGATGTACTGCGCAATGATTGGCCTTAATCGTGTAGGAACCATCAAGAAATACTTCAAAGGCGTGGATGACGTGACATTTTACAGTGCTACACGCGAAGAACTAATCGAATTCCTGAATCACGGGAGATAGCCATGTTATATGCATTTAAGCTGGGCAGAAAACTGCGCGGCGAGGAACCTTATTGCCCTGAAAAAGGCGGGAAAGGTGGCAGTTCTGATAAAAGCGCAAAGTATGCCGCAGAAGCTCAGAAGTATGCCGCAGACCTGCAAAATCAGCAGTGGCAGACGATCATGAAAAACCTTGCTCCGTTCACGCCGCTTGCGGAGCAGTATGTTAACCAGCTTCAGAATCTTTCCAGTTTAGAAGGACAGGGGCAGGCACTTAATCAGTATTACAACTCTCAGCAGTATAAAGACCTTGCAGGTCAGGCTCGCTACCAGAATCTTGCTGCTGCGGAGGCGACGGGGGGACTTGGTTCGACAGCCACAAGCAATCAACTGGCTACGATCGCGCCGACTCTCGGTCAGTCTTGGTTATCAAACCAGATGAGCAATTACAACAATCTGGCAAACGTTGGGCTTGGTGCTCTGCAAGGTCAGGCAAACGCCGGGCAGACGTACGCCAACAACATGAGCAGCATTGCACAGCAAAGCGCAGCACTTGCCGCTGCTAATGCCAATAAACCATCAAGTCTTCAGACTGCAATTAGCGGTGGCACGTCTGGTGCGATTGCCGGTGCAGGTCTTGCCAGCCTTTTGGGAACATCAACGCCTTGGGGCGCTGGCATTGGTGCTGGTATCGGATTGCTTGGCTCGTTGTTTTAAGGGGTAATCATGGCTACTTGGCAAGGAACAAACGGCGGATTGTTGGCTGGTATCGGCGGCGTCAACTCAAACGCTCCGAGCGTAAATGACATCGGCAATACGCTTCAGCTTATCAGGCAGAACAATGATATTGAGCGTTCAGGCGCTAACAATGTTGGGCTGACTGCTTTGCAAGGCCTTTCAGGTATTGCGGGGGTGTTTCAGCAGGAAAAGCAGGCTCAGCGGCAGAAAGAATTTCAGCAGGCATACGCTAATGCTTATGCGTCTGGTGATCGCGGTGCTTTGCGTCAGTTGGCTACTCAATATCCAGACCAGATTGAATCCGTTCGTAAAGGCATGGGATTCATTGATGAAGAGCAGCGTAATTCTATCGGCACCTTAGCGGCTGGCGCACGCCTTGCGTCATCGTCTCCAGAAGCAATGCAATCATGGCTGCAAAACAACGCCAAGGAACTGGCGCGCGTCGGTGTTGACCCTAACAACGTTGCTCAGATGTATCAGCAGAATCCTTCAGGGTTTGGTGAGTTTGTTGATCACCTTGGGATGGCTGCTCTCGGTCCGATTGACTACTTCAATGTTCAGGACAAGATGGCTGGTCGGGATATTGAGCGTGGCGAGTTGGCAGAGACGATTCGCAGCAATAAAGCTGGGGAAGGTTTACAGGCGCAAAGCATTGCTGTTAGCCGTGAAAACTCCCTGCGCACTGCTGGAGGTGCTGTTCCTGCATCTGTTAAAGAATATCAATATTTCAACAGCCTGTCTCCAGAGCAACAAAAGACATATCTTCGTGTTCGAGGCCGTCCTGATGCTGGCGGGGAGAATGTTGTGCAACTGGCAGATGGTAGAACGGTAACGGTAGGCGGGAAACTTCACGGCGCTGGGGCTAATGCGTTCTACGAAGGCATCGATAACGAGGGGAATATGGTTCGCGTTCCTGCCAGTTCAATCGCTGCTCCTGCAACATCGTCTGCATCAGCACAAAACTATGCCATGAAGAAGGATATCGACGCGATCGCAAATGCAGACGCTTCTGCTCTCGATTTCATGACAGGAATGACCGGCGGCGCAGGTAACCCGGCAATTGGTGCTGATGTTCGCAGCCGATTAACAGGAAAAGAGCAGCGCCAGTTATATAACTCAGCACAACGTATTCAGGGCAGAATGCAGAATCAGGGTGTGGCGGCAGCAAGGGACATGGGGGCCAGTGGTATTAACACCGTTGCAGAAGCGAAGATGTATTTTCAGGGGATGCCGCAGGTTGACTATTCAAGCCCGGAGGCTATGCAGCAGTCGATTCGTGAGATTCAGGAATACACCAACAATTACAACCAACAATATAACGTTAATGTTGGTAAATCTCAGCGGCAGCAATCTCAACCTGCACAGGTATCACAGCCAGCAGCCAGCAGTAACTTTTCTTCACTATGGGGTGATTAATGGCTAAAGCATGGAAAGATGTTATCGCCTCTCCACAGTATCAGGCGTTAGCACCAGAACAAAAAGCGCAGGCTCAGGAGCAATACTTCAATGAAGTCGTTGCCCCGCAAGCCGGAGAAAATGCAGAGCAGGCTAAGCAAGCTTTCTATGCTGCCTATCCATTGCCATCTGTGCAGCCAGTGGATACACAGCAACCAGTAGCACAGCAACAACCGCAGCAAAGTGGATTTATGTCTGATCTTGGTGAAGCAGTGAAAGAGACTGGTCGCGGACTGGTGCAGGCTGGCGTGAACGTGGCAAACATACCTGCATCAGTTGCAGATGCTGTAACAAGCGCGGCGGCTTGGGCTGGCGGTAAACTCGGCATTGGCGATGGTACATATCAACCAGCGCCACGAGTAACAACGCAGGGATTAGAGCAGGACTTTGGCCTTCAGCAAGGCGCGCTTACTCCACAAACGACAGAGGGAAGGGTATTTGCTGAAGCATTGCCTTACCTCACTCCTGCTGGCGTTGAGAGAGCGGCAGCGCAGGCACCAACACTTGCTGGTCGAATTGCTCAGGGGGCAACTCGCCTTCTGGCAGAAAACGCAGTTGGATCACTTGCTGCAAATAGTGCGAAAGATGATGCGGAAGCACTCGCCACCGATTTAGGCGTTGGTGTACTTACTGGCGGTGCTATTAACGCTGCCGGACGTGGATTAGGTGCTGCTTATCGTGGCGTTCGTGGTGCTATCGCGCCAGAAGCGCAGCAGGCTATCAGATTTGCAGAGCGTGAAGGAGTTCCTCTGCACACCACAGACCTGTTACAACCAACTTCCCGCGTCGGAAAAATGGCGCAGACTACAGCAGAAAATATCCCTCTGGCTGGCACAAGCGGAATGAGAGCAACGCAACAGGAAGCGAGAAGCCAGTTGGTGCAGAGATTTGCTGATAAATTCGGTGAGTATGATCCAGCGGTTGTTATTGACAGCCTTAAAGCGAAAACATCAGGAATTCGTCGTGCCGCCGGTAATCGACTGGAGCAGGTTCAGAATGCTATGGCTGGAGTAAACATTCAGCCTGCTCGAGCAATTCAGCAGATTGATACAGAAATATCTAATCTGCAGAAGCTTGGTAAGGTCGCCGATAACGAGACTATTTCAAAACTTCAGTCCTATCGTGATGAGCTTGTTCGCAATGCTGGTCCTGATGGTCCGGTAAATCTGGATTTGAAGCAATTAAGCGACCTGCGCAGTCAGTTCAGAATGGACGTGAAGGGTGAGCGACCAGTGTTACCAAACCGTTCCGATGCTGCCATTCAGCGCGTTTACAAGGCAATGACTGACGATATCAATGGTGCCATTGGTCAGAATCTTGGCAACGATACTCTCCGTAAATATCAGCAGGCCAATGCCGTCTATGCTGACGAAGCTGCGAAACTAAAGAATACCAGGCTGAAGAATGTTCTCATGAAAGGCGATCTGACGCCGGAAGTTGTCAACAACATGCTATTCAGCAAGAACAAATCGGAAATTAAGAATCTGTATAACTCAGTTGGTCGTGTTGGCAGGGCGCAAATGCGCAATGGCATCATTGGAAAGGCGATGGAGAAATCTGGCGGATCCCCTGACCAGTTCCTTCGACAGCTTAACATCCTGCAAAACCAGACTGGCATCACATTTAAGGGGCAGGACGCTGCTTATCTGAAAGGATTGAAAAACTACCTGCAATCCACGCAGCAGGCTGCAAAAGCGGCAGTAACAACACCAACAGGGCAGCAAACCATCCCGTTCATTATCGGATATGGGACAGCAATGAACCCGGCGACAACTGGCGCAGCAGTAAGCTACGGACTTCTTACTCGCGCATATGAGAGCGAGCCATTCAGAAATGCAATGCTCCGAATGGCAAACACCCCACGCGGATCAACAGCCTTTGAGAAAGCAATGCAGCAGGCACAAAAGGCAATTAACGCTCTGACGCAGGGGGCTAAGTCTGATGCGTTGTCAGAATAGCTTTTCAAACACCAGGAACGTGCAAAAACCAAATATGTAGAACGCGAGGTTTATCGTACAACTCTGCATAGGAGATACCTTTGCTGATTGTTATCTTATGTTACTGCTACTGTTGCATGTGACTGTATTTCCAAACCCTGAATTGCAGTTTGTGTAAGTGTCAACGCGTGTTGGATAGGGTTGAGTTATAACAGGCTGTCTCGCTTTTTGCTCGATCGCTTGCATTGTGTTTACAGCCTGATAATTCAATAAAGCCTGCTGGAATGCTTGGCTTTGTGCTATTTGTTGGGCTTGTTCTTGGCTTTGTAATTGAACATAAAGATTCTGAAGCTCAAGTCTTGCCTGTGCGTCACTTATCTTGCCTTCATCGACACCTTGCCCGAGCATCTTTGCAGCAAGGACATACAGCTTAGGTGTTGGTGCTGATGCCATGCGTGAGTCGTTCTTCACACTGGCATCAAGGCAATTAGCCATATCGCTAAGCTTTTGATAGCGTTGTTCGCAACTTGCTTGATAGTCACTTACTTTTGCGCATCCAACCAGCAGAAGCGGGATAATTAACAGTGATTTTTTCATATGGTTAACTCTCCTTAGTTTTTCACAGGATATCATGAAGGCTATGCCATTTTAGCCGGAAACTAGATTTCTATGTTTCCTTTTTATTATTGCTATACATGGTCTTAAGCGTATCAAAGACAATTTTCTTAACCATCTCAGATTGTTGTTCTGCCATACGCTCTGCATCGTCAATGTAAACAGATGCAGAGCTTTCTTTAGCCAATGATTCTTCAATCGCTGCAATTATCTCTGAGTTCAGAGACCTGTTATTCATCTTCGCACGCTGTTTAATCTTCGCGTGGAGTTCATGCGGAAGTCTCAAGTGAAACTGCGCCTCGTCGTATTTGCTGTACATCCTTGATGCCTCACCAGTTGGGTGGAATGGCATCGTAACCTACTGGATAAATACTCAATAGTACCATTTCGGTATGCAATCACATCATGGTTGCATCATATCATTCGTCTGGAGCAATGAAATGTCAGATATCACCTACCATGATTCTCATGATAACCATAGGTCTTTTCAGCCTCACGCCTTACAGCAATTGCATCATCGAGACACTTAAAGTATCCGAGATTAATGCGCTTCCCTGCGTCGCTAATATATGCCACCCACTTTTTATGGGTCTTATGCCATGAAACACCTGCGCACCCAGATGTATTGTTTGTGTATTTAGATTTGTTTTTTAGGTTTTCACCGAGACTAACTAGACGCAGGTTGTCTATTGAATTATTTAACCCATTACCATCTTTATGGTCAATTTGCATTCCTGAAGGGATTTCACCATAAAACATTTCCCATATTATCCTATGGGCGGCGTATATTTTATCTTGATACCTGATAATTATATAAGATGTTTTCCTGTTCTTGTCCTTGAATATATGTCCTGCAGGCTTTTCTTTAGAGATATTGAACATTTTGGGTCTTGAAAGATATTGGTCACTCCAGTACAGGAGTCCATCGTCTTTTAATACGAATACTTCGTTCCAGTTCATGTTAACCACCTTTAAATAAAGTTCACTCATTATACAAAAAACATGCTAGCAATGAATATTGCTTGCTTAACATATAGAGAAATTAAAATGACAGATTCAATAAATGCCAATGTTGTAGTCAGCATGCCTTCGCAACTCTTCACTATGGCTCGTTCTTTTAAAGCCGTAGCTAATGGAAAGATTTATATCGGTAAAATTGACACTGACCCAGTAAATCCTGAAAACCAGATTCAGGTTTATGTGGAGAATGAAGACGGTTCTCACGTTCCTGTTTCGCAGCCAATCATCATTAACGCTGCTGGATATCCGGTATATAACGGACAGATTGCCAAGTTCGTAACTGTGCAAGGCCATTCTATGGCTGTATACGATGCGTATGGTGCGCAGCAGTTCTATTTTCCTAATGTGCTGAAGTATGACCCCGATCAGCTACGGCCGCAATTAGAAGATCCAGATGGCGCTAAAAAATATCCTGAGTTGCAGATGGCACGATGGAGAGATTGTGGAGATGTTAGAGGGTGGGGAGCAAAAATAGATGGGGTAACAGATGATTCAGATGCTTTTATTAAAGCTTTAAACTCTGGAAGGTCGGTTATAACAATTCCTGAAGGAATATGCATCATCAAGAAGAATATTAACATTCCTGAGGGGTGTTCACTGGTTGGATCTGGCATTGATTATTGGGATACATATAGACCAGCGCCTGAAAGATTATTAAAAAGTTGGAGCAAAGGAACCCATCTTGTATTTACTGGTGATGGAGAAAAAAACAAATATTTTTTTAACATCTCTAATGAAAGACCGGTTAAAATTGTTGAAGGGATATCTTGTAAGTTCACTGAGTTTACGAATGAAGATTCTGTAGGTGTTACTCCTGCTACACCAAAAGCCATGAGCGTAGCTGTTAGTATCAACAGGGCATCACAGTTACGCAATCTGAGAATAATGGTAAGTAAAAATGGTATTGAAGGATACAATAACCCTGATTCTTATTCATTGGGTGATAACTGGGATATAGGGTTGCATGTATACGATAGCTGTGATTCAGTTATTGATAACGTACAGATTGTCGGATATTGGAGGGTAAAAGGACTACTACTGACAGAAAATGACGGGAGCCTTTCAATGAAGGGAAATCCTGAAAAAACGCACTTTAATAACGTTTATGTCCAGTCAGGAATCGCGATAAGGAATAGCCCTCAGATTGATCTTGTAAGTAATACTGAAAGCTCAGTGACATTTAAACATAAAAAGTCGATGAGAATAACTTCAGTTAAACAGTTTAAAATTGCTGGCAGTGAATCAGTATATACGTATTCAGATGCATCATTTGATGGAACTAACATCACACTATCTGGTATTTCTCCTGAAATACAAGGTACAATAAGTGTAATAAGGTTTCCGTCAATTGGTAATAATTTTAGCGGGACTGTTTTTGAGAATACAGTAGCCACTACTCTTGATCATACATCAGGTAAGCCATCAGAATACTTTGGCCTTCCTGCATCCTTTGCATTAGAGGTTGATGGTTTCCCTGTTCGTAATTTAAGGTTTGATAAATTCAAAGCTCAAACAACATTTGATAAAGGAAATTGCATTTTTGGTGATTGCCGTGATGTTAAAATAACATCATCTGAGTTTGAAAATGGAATTATGATTGCGTATAACCTGACCGAGACTCAGGGTTATACAGGAAATCTTAGATTTTTTGCTTCTGATCTTCAGAGCAGCGTTAACACAAGTGAGTTTAAACCAAGAGACGCATTTGTAGACAATAGACAAATAAAAACGGAGTTTACTGATGGTTCGTTCATCATAAAGAACTGGAGGCCTACAGATACAAAAATACAATGGTCGTCTGGAGTAGATGCTATTGTTCTTAGAGAGTCACCTGACGAACAATCAAACGGAAATATTTCCGGGCATCACATTGATGGTAAAAGATGGATTTATGTTAGTGGATATAACAAAGATATAAATATTTCATCAAGAAACTTAAGCGTAAAAAACCATGGTGATGACTCTGCAGTTATTAATATATTCGGCGACTCTGGAAATATTGCCATTAAAGGTAATTTTTCACCAATTATTGATAACAGCAAATCTCTTGGTGCACCATCATTTAGATGGGCTCAGATTTATTCTGCATCCGGGACTATAAGCACATCAGATGAAACACTTAAAACAATATATGACATTACTCAGGCAGAGCGTGATGCTGCGCTGGAAATAAAGGGAATTATATGCAAGTTCAGGTTTAATGAGTCGATTAATTTTAAAGGATTGGAGTTATCAAGGTATCATTTTGGAGTTGGCGCTCAAACCGTAGGAGATATTCTTAGAAAGCATGGTTTAAATCCTGAGCAATATGCTTTTTGGTGTTACGATGAATGGCCAGACGTATGGGATGAAGAGGTGATAACTGAAGAGAGCACAGATCCTGATACAGGTGAGAAAATTTATTCTCAATATAAAACAGGAAATATGATTCTTGTAAAAAAAGCAGGTGGACGCTACGGAATTCGTTATGACGAATTGGCTATGTTTATATTAATGGCAATGTAGTTGCAATAAATGCAGTATATCCCGCATGAAAACTGCGGGATTGTTTTTATCTAGTGTATTTGTGAGTTTTAAATAAAATTTGGTATGGATTCTTGCATCGTAGTGAACGCATGATTACCTATGAAACAAAACTGAGACACACAAAGCTTTGCACTGGATTGCAAGGCTTTGTGCTCTTCGATGGTGGTTAAGGTGGATCACTCCACCTTTTCATCAAGCCAGTCCGCCCACCACTGCATCATTTCTCTGCGCTTAACGTAGTTGATGCATCACTATCACCCTGTAATGGCTTATTACTGGTTTGCAGACAGGTAGGCATGAACATATGCCTGCGCATGAAGATGGAACTAGTCCGGATGCGATATTTTTGGTGATCACGTACATCATCAACGAAGTGCGTTATGGTGAGTTTGATGACTACCCGCTGAAGTGA